TGAAGCTTGTCTGTAAGCAGTTAAAAATGTAATAGCTGCATTATCTGCTGGACTACTGGCTAAGCTAGGATTAATACTTAAGGTAGCTCCACCTGAAGTGACTGTTGCATTAGCAGTTACGGTATAAATCTTTTCAATGCCTGCAATGGTAAATGTATCACCTGCTTGTGGTGCATAAGTAAGTCCATCGACAATGAGTGAAGTACCTGTCTGTGATCCACCATTAACTAAGACAGTGCCATATGAAGGTACGTTGACCTTAGTCCATGAAGTACCTGTAGAATAAAACACTTCATCATTTCTTACTGCAATAGCTTTATTATTCCAAGAAGCTAAGCCTGATATGACACCTGTACCTGTTACAAATGTCACTGCAGCTTGATCAGCAGGACTACTTGCAAGGCTAGTGGTTAGTGTTAAAGTAACTCGCTTGTTGGTGCTGTCGTAACTAACACCTGCAGTTGCAATCGTATATGTTCCAGTTACACCACTCACTGTAAATGTATTGCCTACAGTGGGGGCAGTATAAATATTACCAAGTATTAGTGTCGTACCTGACTGTCCGCTTCCGTGTACTTTAGGCTGTCCATATAAAGGTACTTTACTTGAACTATATTTATCGTAGCCTAAGATTCTACGATACCCACCTTCAATGGAAGGTTCAAAGTTGCGTAGTACCCTTGCAGATCCAGGTGCAATAACACCATGCTGCAAAGGAGATAAATTAGAGATTAAACCACCCTTAAATTCGAAGGGGTATGTCTGCCATTTATCAGCCATTTGCTAGTCTAGCTCCAGCAATAACATGCTTATTGGAAGGAATCATGGTAGACCTTACATAATCAAAACGATTAATCAGTAAGGTAGTCATATTCTTAATACCATTCTTAAATCTAGCATCCGCTAGTGTGGCAGCTTGCTCATTACTTCTGAACATATAACAGTAATACATCGTACCTTCATTAATTACGTTTCTAAACATCTCTGGTATTGAAGGTACATCCTGAGCATCAATCAGTGACACTGTATTACGATAGTATTCGTACAATAATGTATATGCCTGATCAGGTGCAGGTACAACCCCATACTCTAATGCAGGAGAACGAAATACATATTTAGGTACATCACGCTTTGATGTATCGCTTGAATACTCTTGATCGATATACTTATCGAGATAATCTTCGTAGCTTACGATACTCAACTTAGTAGTAGCTACATTTAAAGTAGAACTCTCTTTAATCCTAAATGAATCAAAGTCAACTGTCTTGGCATCATCTGGATATCCATATCGAGTAGTGCCTGCAGTTAATGTATCCTCTTGTGTGACATGATTAAAGGGCCATTCAAACTTCTGTTGATTAATATCTGCAATGGCATTATTAACTGCATCTTTAATCTGGGCATAGAAAGCTTTAGCACTGGCAAAGTTACTTGTAGTTAACTCAGGTTCATTGAGTCTCCTACATGCATCATTAACGAGTCCTAAGAAGTCATATGACATATTAACGCTCCCTGACTCTTAATTTAATCACTTGCTCTGCTACACTTCCCGATGAATCTGTAATACGGCAATAGATCTTATAATCAATATTAGCTGTACCAGAGCCTACATTGATAGTGGCTACTGTGCTTGTATTAGTCTGTGCTACATTCTGGATACCATAGACAGTAGCACCACCAGGACTTAGCACTGTCTTTGTTCCTGTTGAATCATCTACGTACCAAATCACTGTAGAGATGGTTATGCCATTGCCTAGAAAACGTGACCAATCAACGCTATAGTCAAGTGTCTCATCTGGATCTTTGTTGGGCCACCTAAATGACAAGATATTCCCCTATGCAGCTAATGCGTATCTTATGCAGCTAGCGCAACCCGATCTTTTGAAGTAGATCGACGAGGCACTAATACAGTTCTCTTACGTGAGTACAAATCACTAATAGCACCGTAGTTAAATTGTGTAGTAGTTACTGTGGATGTCTCAGTGTATATAGACATCTGGAATTGAGTCACTGGTACAACGATTCCTACATTGACTTGTACGTCACCTATGGCAGTAGTAGCATCAACCCCTGTGACTTCAACAATGAGGTTAGAACCTGCAATGTTAACGGTGCCTATGTCACCTGTAGCTGATACACCTGAAGGCTGTACAATCGTTCTAGTGAGCGTAGTGACTGTGCCTACTGCCCCAGTTCCCTGCACACCTGTAACCGTCACAGAAGGCTGAATAGCAATGACTGTTACATCACCTACTGCACCTGTAGCCTGTACACCTGTTTGTGCTACAGTAGCTCCACCTGTAGCAGTTGCAGTGCCTACATCACCTGTAGCTGCATTGCCAGTGGTAGATGTTACTGCTGAGGCAAGAGCACTGACTGAGCCTAAGCCTGTAGTGCCTACTACACCTGTAACTAAGATAGCACCAATCGTACTAACCGTTACTGAGCCAACAGATGCAGTACCTTCTACACCTGTAACTGCTACACCTACATTGGGTGTTACTACTGTGCCTATTGCACCTGTAGACTCGGTACCTGTGACTGCTACAACAGCAGGCAGTGATACAACAACAGTGCCTACAGATCCAGTTGCTTCAGTGCCAGTGACTGCTGCATTGGCACTTAGTGTGATATTGACTGTGCCTACTGAACCTGTAGCAGATACGCCCGTTACAGGTACATTAGTAGCACCTAAAGACCACGTATCATATTGATCAGTGCCATATACGCCTAAGCCATATATTGCACCTGTAGCTCCCCCTGCCCCAGAGACTTGACCATAACTATCAGTCCCATAGACACCTGTACCATATAGAGCACCTACGAGGCCAGGGTATGCCATGTCAACCCCCTAGTTAAGCAATACGGATGATTGCGTTACTTGCATCAGCAGCAGGGAATTGAATCGTGAAGTCTCCACTCGTAGAAGTTTTATCACTACCAAAATCAAGAATACACACTGCATCTGTCGTAGCCACGCTACCGCCAGACGTTGTGTTATAGATCATGGCACCACGTGCAGTAATCGTAGAAGATGACCACGTAGTGTCTGCAAAGTCAGTGAATGCAGTTGTACCGCTTGTCGTAGGATCTACACGTGTTAGTGTGTTACCACCTGCCGTGTATCCAGTACCACTGACTTCATTGGTTGTACTATAGTCAGTCGTACTAGCACCCAACGTAGCACTTGAAGTAAACAGTGCAATCTTGAATGTGTGACCACCAGAAAGAAGAAAATTGTGCTTAGCCTCAAGCAGTTCTTTCTTGAAGGAGGTGCACATTGCCTGTGTAATAGCCATTACTTAATCCTCGCTAATAGATGTTTCTCATTGGAAAGTACTGCTTGCTTTATGTAGTAAGCGACTACCTTTTTAATCTGCTCTTTATACGCCAGAGCCTGATCCCTAATAGGTCCCTCAGTGGCATTACCTACAAACACAATACGTTCTGCAGCTAATTGTGCCCACTCTTCAGGGGACATAGGACGGTTGTCTGTAGTCATTACATTGACAGAGCCAACCTCAATAGTATTAGTAAACTGAAGCATGTTTTAATTTATATAGAAATGGGGCAGTGTTCGTAGACACTACCCCTGTTACATACTAGCGATTAAGCTAGCTGCTCACGATCAACCGAAGCAGGGCCTACACGATCTGAAACGCTACATACAACTGCCCATACACGGATAGAACCAGCAGAAATAGCCGTGGTAGAAGTTGCAATGAGAACGTCAAGCGTGTCAGCTGACTGAAGAATGATAGGCTGGAATGCAGCAGCTTGCTGTGCATACGTACCAACTGCAGTAGCATTGGCAAGCGTAGCACCATCAATGAAGTTGTCAGCATCAATGCCAGTAACACCGACATCAACAGTAACATCACCAGTGATAGCAGCAGTGACTTCATAACCTGCCGAAAGAACGACTGATTCAGCAGGGATGTCTAGAACTTCGATAACATCCGTAGCTGCAAGTGCACTGCCTTTAGTGGTAGTAGCCGTTGCAAAGTTGAGCGTGGCTTCAATCACATAAGGCATATTACGAAGGGAACGGGAAGGATTAGTACCTGCCTGGATTCCTGGGGATACGTCAACGGTAGCCATTTATATTTCCTCCAATTAAGCTGCGTTATATTTAGCAGTGACGATTGCTTCTGGACGGAGAATCTTGCGACCGTACAGATGCATACCACGAACAATGTCAGCAAAACTGTCAGGATCACGATAGCTTTCAGTCTTGGTGATTTGCTGTGCAGTAGCAACAGCAGCCTCATGACCTGCAACGATCACACCGTAGTTGCTGTTCTGGTTAGCAGTACCTGTAGTGCCAGGACCAGTACCGATCTTGGGAAGGTTGTTAGAAACATAAACACGGAAGCCATGCAAATTGTTAATAACAAGACCATTCTGAAGACCTGAACCGCCAAAGTCACTGTTGAGCAAGCGGCTATCTTCGTCCTTAAGCAACTCAATAAAGACGGGATCGACAACCAACCAACGACCAGTGGTATCAACAAACTGCTGATCCAACAAACGACCCATACGTGCAATGACCATCAAAGGTGATGCAGTTGCAGTGGGGAGAGCAGTTGCGCCAGGAAGACGAGCAGCAAGAGGAATCGAATGATCACCTGCAGATGCTGTGGTAATGTTACCAAAGCTATCTTTACGGAGCTTCATCGAAGTGAGCAGTTCATCTGCGCCAGCTTCTGTTAGTGCTTTAGTGCCAGGGGCAGTAGTACGTGCTACACTTGCGTTGGCATGTTTAGCAGATTGCTGGAATCCAGTAAGATAGCCAAGAACATCTTGGTCATACTGGTCACGCAAGCGATATGCAGCACGATCAGATGCCATTGCCATGAAGTTCACATGACTGTGAGCAGCTTCAATGTCGTCAATCTTGAATGCGTAGTAGTTTGCCTGATCAACGACAAGGGTAAAGTCTTCGTCATTCAAATCTTGTGCAGTGATCTGTGTGCCACGAGCATAAGACTGAACAGAGACTTCAGGCTCTTTGATGATCTTTACCGAATCGCCCATGTTAGCGATTTCACCGAAGTAATCACTGTTGGTGATATCTTCTACGGTAGATGCTTTACGGAATGCGAGTTGTACCTGTTTGCTGTAGATTACAGCAGAAAAGTTGCCATTTGGCAGGTTCCCATAATTGGGGGCTTTAGGAAAAGCCATGATTTATCCTCCTAAGATAAATGAATAAGTATATAAATACGCTTAAACACTCACTACAGAGGCTGATTTAACTAGGTGCAGTAGATTTACTGGGCTAGTAAATGTTCAGGTAAGTCTGATAGTCTATTGTTTTGCGGTTAGATCAGCCACTAAAAACTAGGCTGAATGAGACTTTCTTATGTGTTGTCATTTGTACGTGTGGTTGGCCTTGCAAGTAGCGGCACACTAAATGTATACACACAAGAAAGTTATTTCATATTGTTATATGAAGCTATTTTAAATTTGTCAAGTAAAATGCTTTACTTGCTACTTACTATCGTGCGTACCCTGTCTTGTCGTACACAAACTTACCTGCACGAATAGCAGCAATAATGGCTTCTTGATTACGCTCGTATTCAAGTGAAGACATCTTCTCTACTTGTGATTCGTAAAAGAGTCCTTCCTCTGATTCAGAATCGACACGAGTCTTATTAGGTGTGCGTACAGAACGAGCAGCATTAACTGTATTTTCTCTGTCTGTGTCTCGACTACGTTTCTGTGTAATACCCTTGTCAGCTTTGTATAGGTCGATTGCCCTAGCTGCCGATATCGCATCATTCTCATTGTCGTACAACGCACTCTGCACCCACCGAGGTTGCTTTTCAACCCATTCATGGAACTCGTCCTGATCACGAATCTTGGCAAAATCTGGATGTAATCGCATTAGCTCTGCTTCAGCTTTCTCTTTAGCAGTTTCTTCTGCCATCTCATTAATCTTCTGTAGCCGTGATTCAAGTTCTTGTGACTGTTCACGTGCTTTC